CTTCTGCGCCTGATCGATCGGTAGCTTAAGATCCTTGGCTAGGGCCTTCAGGTCTTCGAGCGAGGTTGCGTCAACATCGACGTCCCCTTCAAAGGTGAAAGCATAGTCAATCTCTTCACCACTGGTCACGGGCTGGTCTTCCGCGGGTGGCGTGCTACTGCCGGTCTCCGGCTGCTGGTCGCCAGTCACCGATGCATCGGTGGCGCTGGCCGTCGTAGATGGCTCGCCTGCGGTGATCTCTGCGGCGGTCATCAACGTCTCTGGTGTCGTTTCGTTACTCATCGTCAGCCCTCAGTAGGTTTGGCACTTCTTCGCGCGCGTAGGTCCAGGCCTGGCGCAAGATATGCAGCCCAATGGCGCGCTGACCTTCGCGGTAAAAGGTCTCGCTGGACCCGGTGAAGCTTGATCTCGCCACGCCAGACACGTCCAACAGCTCTTTCACAATGCGCCGGCCTCGCTTGCTGGCGAGCAACCAAGACCAGTCTTCAGCCTCTGCACGACGCTCCATAGCCGCCGTATGCCTGCGGTCATTCTCGCGGGCTTGGGCAGTTTGGATGTCGAAGGGGTCGAAGTCGGTCATTTGTGTTAACGCTTTGTTTTCGGTTTACTCTTTCCAGCCTTGGACAAAGCAATCGCCACCGCTTGCTTTTGCGGTTTGCCAGCCGCCATCTCCGTACGAATGTTGGCGCTTACCGTTGCCTTGGATGAGCCGCGCTTAAGAGGCATTGTCGCCGTCCCCCATGCGCAAGAGCTGGAGCTTTGCCCGCTCCAACAGCCACACCACTTCCGCGCCGTTGGCTTCGGACGATGCGAAGTACTCTTCGCCATCATGCGTGTAGCCAATGATGACCACATCGCTCAGCTTGCCGAGGGCTGCTTCCAGCACGCGTTCGGGGTTGAGCGATAAGCGGGTGACAATGGGGGCGTCGATGACGTTGGTCATTCTGTTGGCTCCATCCAGTAAGCGCCAAGCGCGCTGCGGGCTTCGGCCTCATCCGCAAAGCGCAGAAACACCGTCTCCGCCCCCGCAAACACTCTGCGCGGGAGCGTAGGCGTCACCACGTAGGGTGCAAGCTCTGCGGTGTAGACCTGGGGCGCGACGTTGAGGTGATAGCCGTCGACGTAGCCCGTCACAGGGCGCTGGCCGTCTTCATCGGGATCGCCGTAAATCGCGATGGGAACGGGGGCGTCTATGAGGGATGCGTTCCAGGTCATGCCCATGCCGCCAAAATCAGCTGCTGCGCGTCAACTGATAACCAAGACACATCCTGCCCCGGCTCCAGCACGGCGCGTTCATAAGTGCGCGATACTTCCACGCCCTTTTCGCGCACAACGACTACGCGGCGCAATGCAACGCGCTTATTTGCACCGACGTGTATCTCATCAACTGTTGTAGCGCTCATTTGCCCCTCACACAAAATACGTTCCGGAAAAGCTCAAAACCGTATCGTTTGCGAATGCTGTATCTGTCAGATTTACGCGTGCTGAATCACTTGTTTGCAAACCGACAACAAAACGGCCTTCGGTCGGCGCAATAGCACAAGCAAAAGAATTTCCATTTGCGCCGGTAACATTGGCATACCGGCCAATCTGCACCGGAATTTCTTCGTTGCTGGTTCCTCCAGCCAAAAACGGCAACGATGAAACCCGCGCGATGCCGGTTGCGCTGCCTTTGCTGCTAAGAGATATTTCGCCCACAAAGCTTACAACGCGTCCAATTTTGGTATAGCGCCCGTTTTGGCTTGCATATGTGATGCCCGTTGATGCGTTTCCAAACGTAAGATCTGGCACCCACGTGCCTTCTTCGTAATCATCAAGCTGGTTTGGATCCGCGCTCGCTACTTGCGTTGCAGGAAAGCGCACGCCGCTTGCAATCACTAAACCGTTGTCGGATATGCGCGATTGCGGATTAGATATCAACGATCCATCGTCACGATTGCCAATGTATTGCGCCCGGCCAAGCAGCCCTAGTTGGGCAATGGGATCTTGGTAAGTCGGATGGTAAATCCGATACACGCGCGCATCCGTAATGACATTGCCAACAATCACGGAATTTTGACCGTTGTCGCTAACATTTGCACTGCTGTTTACTGGATGGACGGCAGAAATGCCGTAATCACCAGCGTACACAGAAGCGCCGCCGCTTGTGGAAACATTACCGATGCAAGTGTTCCCGAGAACCGCAACTCGTTGTGTTATCGAGGTGTAGTTAATTGCTGAATATCCACGAAAGGGCAAAATGCCCACGTTTTGCGCAACGTAATAATCACTCGCAGAGTAAGTGATAATACTGGAAACATCTACGCCCGTCAGGACATAAGGCCAGGTAATAAAATACTGCGTCGGTCCTGCTGCGGTTGGGTCTGCTGGCAACACTGGACCAGCTGATCTCGGAAACTCTCGCGCCACAACATAAGTGCCGGAATAGTTACGAATACCATAAGCAAACGGGATGCGCCCCCAGCCCTCAATGGTGTTCCCAACCACGGAACAATCATAATCGTTTTTATAAATGGCAATTCCGTCCTGCCCCGGACGAATAACCTTGTTTCCAATTACAGAAACGCGCAGGCTGTCTTCTACTCGAATGCCGATGCCACCACAATCCGACACGATATTGTTGGCTATTGTCACATCCATGCAGCTATCAACATAAAGACCGTCAGCCGACGAAACCCAGTCTTCTTTGCTTGCGTCGTAATGTTGTTGCGGGCCAGAAACGTGTGAAATGTTGCCATCGTACAAAATGCGCCGGGGCCTTTGGTCTTCAGAACTTGGTTCAGACTGCGGGATCCGAACACTTACCACATTGAAAATGTAACTGCCTTGCGAAAATGTGTTATTCCGCACGGTAATATCACTGGAGCTAAAGGCATTACAGTCAACCGACCCAGTAGACATCCTGTAAAAATGACAGTTCTGAATTGCAATGTAGCTGCACGTCACATCAATTTTAATTGCCGTGTTACGCAGCGCGTAGGTTTGCTTGTAGACGGTGCTGTTTGCCGGATAATTCAAAGATCCGTCAAAAGACAAACCGTCCCATGTCACATGGGTCAGTGCGCCCGCAGTTTTGTGAAAAATCTCAAACGCCGTAGCTGCGCCAATTTTAAGAACGCTTGCCTTGCCTTGGCCTTGAAACACAATGTTTGACTTTGGCTCAAGTGCCGAGTTGACAATGTATGTGCCCGCCGGAAAGTTGATCTGACCGCCCGCTGCGCTTACTGCGTCAATTGCCGCTTGGATCGCCGCCGTGTCATTTGTCACGCCGTCGCCTTTAGCGCCGTAGTCCGTCACTGAAACAATTGTTCGCAGCTTAGCTACGTTTTCAAAAGCCTTGCTCATGTCGTGATCGCCTGTAGTTGCGCATCAGTAAGCGCGCTGGAGATTACAGCCGCGCGGCGAAGGTAGAGAAAACCATGGGTCGCTGCTGCGCCAAAGTCGCCAAAGCGCACGGTATCAGGCGAGGATGTTGGCACAGAGGCCGCTGTGTCTGCGGTTGCGAGCGAGCCCGCGCGACCGGCCTGCACATCATCAACCGCAACCCGCCCTGCGCCTTTAGTGATTGCACCAACCGTCACCGCTCCCGCGACTGCTGCATCGCCGTCGTTTGTTCCGCCGCGTGCCGTCACGGTCAACGTGTCGCTGCTGCTGACGTTGATATTAGCCCGCTGCGCTCGCGATGACGCATCGATTTGAAACACGCCTTCAGCCGCGCCCGTGTCACCGTTGCGGACGAACTCGGCGTAAAGACTACAAGGATATGCCACACTAGACAGGCTTGCAGTGACCTCATCCGCCGCCCTCGTGACCGTGCTGGCGACTGTGGGGATGTAGGATGAGGCGAAGGCTCCAACTTCAAGTTGCGCGCCCCAAAGAAAAATGCCGGACGTGCCGTCGCCAGTGTAAGTTTCAGAAAACGTTCCAGTGTGCGTATCTTGAGCTAACGACAAATCCATATAGCTTGTTGCTGTTGCGTCGGCTGTGCCGACAAGCACGCACCGATACCAACCATTTGCAAGCGCAACAATGCTTGCCACAGCGCTAGCTCCATTTGTTGCCACCACAGTGCCATTCAAAAGATCAAAGTTTGCACCTACATACGCTGCGCTTGAATTAAACTGCTGAACAACGATCCTGTTGCGGCCATTGCTTTTAGCAAAAAAAGACAGAGCATAAACAGTGCCGTTTGTAATGCTTGGTCTTTGCCATAATTGATGCGAGCTGTTAGCTGCGTTTTCCGTTATAGAATTAGCTGTTATCGTTCCATCTGGAGATACAGCCGCACCAGTCGCCGCTACAGCATCTGTTTTGACCCAAGTTCCGTTATTAAAATCCTGACTTCTCAGCAGCAAATTCGTCCGCGCCCCCTCCGCCAGCACGCCCTTATCCGTCCGCCGCAGGACGTTGCTGCCGAAATTGACCAGCGTGCCGTCGCTCGTCTCAGCATAACCGTCTGAGGCGCGGGTGACGGTGAGGCCCGCATTCGTCGTTACCACGCCAGCGCGCATGTATGAGTTGTCAACAAAGTCCCAAACGTCGGTCGCGCCGAAGCGATCCAGGGTGCGGATCGTCTGCGACCCCGGCGTGAGCCATCCCCGTTTGGCCCACAGTAAACTCACGGCTGCACGACCAGCGTGAGCGTGCGCGCTGCGGCCTGGTTGACTGGCGTGCCGGCCGTGCCTGACCGGATCTTCAGGAACCGCACACTGACCCAGTCCGCGATATTGAACGCAAGGTAGCGCGAAGCTGCGGCCGTGACGCTGCGCTCGGTCGCACTGTCGTACAGATCGTCGTACGTCACGCCATCAGGCGACGCCTGGAAGGTCAGCGAAGCAGCAGTCCAGCTTGAAGGCATGTCAATCGCGACCAGCTTGCGCCCGCCAAGATCCACAGCGCCGGACAAACTGCCGCCGTTTTCGATCGTGGCTGTGAGCGTCTCGAGCGCTTGTGAAACGACGGGCGCACCCATGGCTTACTTTCCTTTGCGAGATGGCGCGGGCCTGCGAGGCGTGCGCGGTGGGGTCATCTTGCCGCCTTTGCCGGCGGGCTTGGCGCCGTAGGGTTTCATTCCAGGCATCAGGTTCCTCCATAGCCGCTAAAAAGGTTGATAAGGTCGCTCGCGGCATTCTTCTCGTCGGTCTTCACCGTGCCAAGCTTAGCGGCTGCATCAGCCTGCATCTGCGCGGCTTGCATCTGTTGGGCTTCAGCCTGGGCTTGGGCGCGTTGCTGGCGGATAATAGCCACGTTCTCGGATGCGACGATGATGTCGGGGTCAACGCCAAGCATGTCGCTGTAGCTGTCAGCCCACTTGTCCACGTCGATCTTGTCGATCACTTCAGGCCGCATCTGAGCCACCGCGCCGAGAGCGCCAACAAAGCGATCAACGCCATTGACGCCGATCGCCCGCTGCGCTTGGGCGAGCATGCTGACGAACTCCACGTCAAGCTCCACGCCTTGCAACGCTTCAGGCGGCGGCGGAACAAGGTTCGCCTGCACCATGCGGGTGAAGGTTTCGTCGATCAGGGGCTTGAGTAGCTCATTGTGCAAGCGCTCAAGCACGGGGCCTAGCATGAGAAGCTTCTCTTCGTGCCGCTCGGCCACCTCAGTGGCGGTCATGCGGCCTGGAACGGTTGAGGCCAGCATGAGGAAGAGATCGGCGTAGAACGCGCCACGAATGCGTTCACGCACGTCTTGGATGTCGAAGAGCAAATGCTGAAGATCCAGCTGCACATTGAACAGCGTGGACACCGCGTTTTGCGCGCCGGGCGCATCAACGTAGGTCACGCCGCCAGGCAGGTAATCCAGGTCGCGCCCCTTCATACCAGCGGGCACCTGCAGCGGCGGCTTGGTTTGATAGTCTATCGCATTGGCCTTGCGCAGCTGCTCGTGCTGGAGTTGCTTGATGTCGCCAAGCGCTTCCATGCCGGGGCTGTTGCCGTACACATCGCCAGGCATTTTATGCCAGCGCGGGGCAAGGCCGGGGAAGCGATCATATCCGCTCTCGCGCAACACCTTGTCGCCTGCGTCCTCGCGGCCAGGCTCAAAGTACACGCTGCGCCATGGCTTGTTCTTGCCATCGGCCTTGCGTGCATCGCGGTCGCTGCGGGGTTCGATACCGTGGATGATCGGCACCCACGCATCGAGATTGCCTGAGTTGTAGAGCGCCTGCGTGGTGCGTGAGCACTGATCATACCCAAACTCGGCAACCAACTCAGCAACCGTCTTTTCAAACTCGCGGTAAATCGTGTTGACGTTGCCGCGATAGTCCGTGGCCAAGGCGAACTCGCCAACGGGGCTCTGGTAGTGATGGATGAGGGCGTCATAATCATCCATGATGACAGAAGCGCTCGTGCCAAACGCGCCAAGCTCTTCGTAGCAGGCATGGAGCATGAGGTAGGTGTTGCTGCGAGCGAACACGTTCAGCATGCGCCCTTGCGTCTCAGCCAGCCATGACTTAACCGGCGCATAGTCCATTAGGTCTTCATCGGGCAAAGCCAACCTGAACCATGGCCGCGCAGGCGAGGTCATGCCGCTCATCATGCCGGCTGACAGGATACGCAGGGAGCGTGAAGCCGTGCTGTCAAAGATGGCGTTGTGCTTCTTCGTGCCTTTATTTCTGTCGCTCTTGTAGAACCGCGTCGAACGAGGAAGCAGATAGTCCGACAGCTCGCGCCAATGGGCGATCCAGCTAGACCGCTCGGTCTGAAGCGCCGTCCAGCGGCGCAGCATGTCGGTTTTGGGGATCATGATCCTAACAGGCTTGTGCGGCCTAGCATGCCGCTTGATGTAGGCGCGCCCATTGTGCCGGTCAGGAATGTGCCGCCAACTCCACCGCCGCTCATGGCGCGATTGCGTGCGGCCAACGCTGCAATGTTGGGGCGCTTCTGGTTGGCGCGGTTGAACTCGCGTTCGGCTTGGCGTTGTTGCATCTCGGCTTGCATGGTAGCCTGATCGGCGGCCCTGCGTTGAGCACGTTGCGCTTGACGCCCTTGCGCAACGGTTGCGCCAGCGGTAGCGACAGCGGCGGCGGCTGCAATAGCTTGGACCATTAAAGCACCTGATAATGGATAGTTTCAAACGGATCATAGCCCAGCTTCGGCAACATCCGATCGAGGGTTGTACCAGGCTTGGCGTGCCACAGCATCATCTTGACACCTCGATCCTTGGCGGCGCGCTCGGTCGCCGTAATCAGCCGCATGCCGGTCATGCCGCGCCGGTGTGACTTGCGCACAAAGAGCAAGTCATTCTGGCACATTAGCAAGTCGCCATAGTGCAAGTTGGTGCACACAATGTTAACGCTGTAACCGACTAGGGTTTCGGCGCCATTGCCATGGATGTCAAACATACCGATAGCAAACAAGTTCCCCGCCGCTTCAAGGGTCTGGTAGCGCTCGACATCGGGCTTAAGCAGCATGATATCAGGCACGGTGGCCAGCTCGGCATAGTGCTCTTCAAGCAGCGGCCAGGCGCGGTCGATCCACTCGCTGGCCACAATCTCGCGCGGGATCGCCATCAGACCATATCCAAAGGGTTGTACTCACCACGCGATCGGGGCCGGGCCAACTCATCGCGCTGGCGCTCAAAGCGTGTTCTAGCCGCCACTGGCGCGGCGAAGGTCAGGGCCAAAGCGTCGCCAAGGTCAGGCGAGGGAAGCCCGCGCGCCTTGAGGTCATCTTTGCTTTCCAGCACGCGCTTGCCGGTCTGCGTAAAGGCGTAAGTCGGCGCGGCCAAGTCTTGCTTGAGAGCCACGTCATCAGGGATCGCGCCGCCTAGCTTGATCCACTCGGCCAACCCGCACCACATCTCGGTGCGCTTGTCCTTGTACGCTTCGTCAATGGGGCGCCCGCCGAACCAGACTTCGGTGACTTCATGCTTAAGCTGACGCAGGCGATCGATCACGCCAGAGCCATTGCCGGCGTCCACAAACACCGCATCGGGCTGCCACTCGGCGATCTTAGCCGCGACACGCGAGGCCAGGTCCATGTTGTCGACACCACGCAGCACGATAGGCGGAAAGGCCACCATGCCCTGACGCGGGAAGATGACCGATCGATCATCGCCAAAGCGCGCGGGATCCACCCCGAGGATGCGCGGCGCCCATTGATACTCTGTGATCGCGTAATGCCGTTGCGTCGCGGCCTGGACGTCAGACAAGCTGATCAGCTGATCCTCGCCTGCCGCGCTGAAGTCGCACAGATACTCGCGGCTGAAGCTTGTTTCGCTCATGTCGCGGCGCAAGCGTGCGATCTCATCGGTATCAAGGGCGTCGGTGTCGTAAACCGTATAGAGTGCCGAGGCCCAATCTGGCAGGGTCTTGGCGCGAAAGAAAAGCTCGCTGAAAAGGTTGACGCCAGACGGCGTGCCAATGAACAGCGCCCAACCTTTGCGGTCTGACAACGCCGGCTGAATAATGTCCTGCCAGACTTCGGGCTTGATTTGCGCCACCTCATCGATAACCACGCCATCAAGGCGCACGCCACGCAAGGCGTCTGGGTTATCGCCGCCGAAGATGCGGATCACTGCGCCATTGTGAGCCAGCTTAATGCTAAGCTCGCTTTCGTTAACCGTCACAGCATTGACGTTCAGAAGCGGGGCCAGGCGCTGCTTCAAGCGCGCCCATGCGATGGTCTTGGCCTGCTTCAGGAAAGGCGCGAGGTAAACGTAATAAGCCAGGTCCGCGGTGGTCTTAAGCGCCGCGTCGATTAGCTCCATCAACGCAAGCTCGGTCTTCCCGGCTCGACGGTGAAGCGCCAGCACGCGAAAGCGGGCCTTGCGCTTGTGACAGTCAGCTTGCCATTCGCGAGGGTAGTAGGCGAGGCTAATCTGCTTCTGAGGCATGCGGGACGCCTGTAACGACGGCAAGGGTTACGCTCGCATCAACCTTTTGCTGGGAGCTTTCGCTCCAGCCCGCACGGCTTGACAGGAAAAACTTCTGCGCCTGCGTGTCGCCATTAAGGGCGTTCTGCTTCAGCGAGTTTGCAACCTGTTCAACAACCTTGGCTTTGCCAACGTCAAGCTCATCGCGATAATACTTGGTCAGCGTGTCGTGGCTAATGCCAAAGATTTTGGCGATAGTGACGTGATCCATGCCATAGGCGCACAGCTGCTCAACGCGCTGCGCGTTCTCTTCGGTTTTAACGTGAGCAGGGCGACCTGGTTTCTTCATATTACCGCGCGCGAGCTACGCTTTAACGCTGCGACCGCTCACCCGAACACTTCCAGCGCTTACGGCTTAACCGCAACGGGCTGTTCGGGTCGGCGGCTGCTTTCGGGTTGTCTCTCATCTGCCCCATAGAACGTGCGCAATAAGCATCGCCTTTGCTCGTTCCTGGCCGCACGCGAGGCCCACCGCCTTTGGCTTCACCGGCTTGGCCATAAGACACGCGCTTACCAGAAGCGGTGACCTTAACCATAGCCTTTCCTTTTGCGGGCTTTGCCATCACTTCCTCGCCGTCTTCGCACTCTCGCGAAACGCCTTCGCGGTGGGAGCGCCTTTTGCTCCGGGTTTCCGCATCTTCTCACCAGAGCCCGCTTTAATGCGGGCTCGCTTGGCTGCGATGTTAGCGTAAAGGCCGGGACGTTTTGCCATCACTGCACAGGGGGCTCAACAACAGGGGCCACACTGACATCAGGGACAAGCGCCGTCAAGACGGTAAAGCCCCAAGAAAGCCATGCCGGCAGCTGCGCGCCGATCCAGAGAAGAGCGCCGGTAAAGATCGTCCCGATAACGGACCAACCGGGTGGAAGTCCAACGCCAATCTTCATTGTTCTGCCCCTTGTTGCAAAGCATCAATAGCCAGCCCCGCGGTCATGCCGCCCTGGGCCACATT